CAGAGCCGTATTTATTAGAATAATACTCGCCCACTTTAGAAGCCATTTCTGCATCAGGTCTATCGTCACCTAGACCAATCATCATTCCTGCATCATTAATATAGTTAGAAATGTCATCACCAAGTATGTTTTGTAAGCCACCCGATAATAGTTTAATAACTGTCTTACCTGTTTCTATAGGGCTTGTTACAGCGTCGTATACATGGCCTGCAAGTTTTGCCGTTGATTGAGGCATATTAATCGCACCTTCAATTAGAGTTTCTTTCCAATCTCGGGATTCATCAAGCGTACTGTCAGCTACAAAATCTTCTGCTGTGGCCATACCACTACTAATTGCTTTAGCTTGAATATCCTCTTTGCTAGTACCTTCAGGAATCCCTTGAATTAATACACCACTAGGTAATCTTACATCCATTACATATCACTCCATTTAACTATTCCACCTATATTTACAGGTTGTAAATTATATTTTCTTACTCTTTGGAAATCGTCTAACTGACCTGATGATAGAGCTGAATTATATTTACTCATATTCATTTCTGCCATATCAATACGTCTCTGTGCCATCTCGTAAAGGGTGTTTGTCGAACCGCTAACAAGAACTCTCTCTCAGCAGGAGTATCTAAACCTCTAGCGCCAATTCCCAATTGCTTAATCATAGGGAATACATCACTACCTGTTAAGGCTGTTAATAGCTCAGTATTGGAAAGACTTAATAAAGCTTCTTTACCGCCTAAACTAGCAGCAACCTTATCAACGCCTTGTTTTAGTTCTGATAACCAACCTGTATTAATTGCTCCTGATGATAACAACACTTGAACATCTTTTGCTTTTTTTACAATTCCCGGTGCTTTAGCAGCTAACTCTACTACTAAGGCATCCTGTTTAGCAAAAGAACTTCCTGCCTCTTTGTCGTAGGCATTGCCACCTAGATTAACATTAGTTGTAGCGCCTCCAAGAACTCCTGCCTCTCTTAGCGCTTTAAATGCTTCAGGGTCTTTTTCATATAATTCTATCTTCTCTGATAAAGCAGAAGGTTTAGTCTTCTTAATTGCTGCGTTAATAGCATCTTTCGGGTCTAATGAACCCTCTGCTACAAGTTTAGCTAAGTCTGTTCTGCCTATCTTTACAAGGCTTGCTACAATAGCCTCTCTGCTTAGTTTAGATGATTTGGCTTTTCTAGCAGATTGAGCTCTTTTTGATAAGGACGCTGCTAACTGTTGGTCAGGGTTTAATCTCATCGTGTTAAAGCCCATAGCTAAATTAGCCATGTTCTCTTCATCACCGAAGTAATCACTAGCGCCTTTCTTGAACCTATCCCAATATGACGGGTCTTCTTTATCTCCACGCATCTCACTAACTCTTTTTACTTTAGGAGTTTTAATCATCTTAGGCATAGGGGAAACAGCATCTGCAAGTGAAATCTCACCTGCCAACACTCTCTTCATAGTCTGCGCATCAATAATGGGCTTCATTTCTCTGTCTGCAGGTGTTGGTGCAATAGTTACTGCAGGGTCGGTTCGTGGGTCATCCATTCTAAGTCCACCAACCATAGCACCGGGGTCAGTCATTGAAAAATCTCGTGAAGCTTCAAAAGCTTGTAAAGGATTTACCATATTAGGCTGAGTGTAATCAACTACCAATTGCTCTGTAACAGGGTCAGGACTACCAAAAATATTCATATTGTCCGTTCCGCTCAATCCTAATCTATCCCATAATGTTCCGTGAAATGCCATAATTCTCCTAGTAAGGGTCTTCTACCCCGATATTATCTATTGTTCCGTAACTATAATCACCTGTACCACCTGATGTGGTGTAACTTCCTTCATCCCACGGTGAGTCTGAGCCTGCTGCTCCACCATCTTGTCCGAATAGTCCTTGTCCTGTAGGTGTTCCAAACAACCCACCCCACCAAGATTCAGGGTCTGTGTAAAAATCGTGAATCCCACCAACTACAGTTCCCGGTCTAGCATCAGGCTCAAAAAACGCCTTCAATTCTCTTGCTGCTCCGAATACAGGAATTGCATACTGCAACCCTCTATCTAGTAGTCCACCTGTTTCTCCAAGGCCTTCAAGAATCCCTGTCTCATCTACTTGTGTAATAGGTTGAGTCACAGAAGTAGGGGATTGATTTATAACCGTTGCTTCTAGCACAGGCTCTTGATAAAGGTCTACCACTTCAGGCTCTTGATAAACCTCAATAGGCGCAATGTCGTATTGCGAAGCTAACTTATTTGCTGCCTCGACTCTACTAAAGCCAAGTTCTGCCATCGACTTATAGTAATCACTGAACAACCCGTCTTCAAGCGCCATCTTTTACCTTAATTCAGCATATTTAACAGCATAGTAGCCGTTATCCATTTTAATAACCGCATCAGGGAATAGCTTTTTAGCTTCCTGTGCAATTACACCTATTGTGTGATTCATATCAGCGCCAAACTTCTCAGCGCCTTCTTTCCAATCCCATTGATAAATGTTAAGTCCTGACTTTAATTTACCCATCTTCTTGATGTTTGTTTTAAGTCTTATATCAGACGCTGCTGCAAACGGTGCTGCTGCAGTGGCTGCAAGAGTTAAATAATCAAATAAACCCGGGTCTCTCGACTGTGTTGTTGTTTGTGGGACAGGTGCTGCACCTAATGCAGCGGTAGGGTAAGCCAATCCTTGTGCAGGGTGTCCTGTATATCCTGCCCATCTATTCTTAGCTGCATCAATAAGCGCTTGATTCATCACTTGTTGTTGTTGACCTTGCTGTGCTAAATTATGTGTGACAGTTTGACCCATGCCGAAGCCTAAGTTAGAAATATTAGCTAATTGACCGGCTGCACCTAGTCTTTGTTGTGCGCCTTGTAAACCTGACTGAACATTTCCTTGGTCTGCTGCCATTCTATTCTGAATATCAGATAATGCTGCTTGTTGAGCTTGTTGGTATCCTGCTTGTCTTAATCCTGCTGATGAACTTGCTAATTGCTCTGCAACACCACGACCCATTTCACCCATAGCAATACCATGTCTTGCTCCACCAAATGATTTAGCTGCTTGAGCTTGAGCTCCTAACGCATCCAAACCTATATCTGCACCTCTTAGGATGTCAGCTTGGTTTGTATCAATAACTTGCTGCGTATAAGGATTCATGTATGCAGACATGTCAGTGCCTGATAACTGACCTGCTGTTACCTGAGAAGGATTGTAAAGCATGCCACCTGCTGATGCAGTTCCTGCGCCTTGGATTCCTTGTGCTGCTAACTGATTTATATTAGGGTTTGTTGCTATTCCGCCTGCTTGTGGTCCACCTGCCATAATTTACTCCTAACTAAATAATGATGCGTATCTCTGAGCATCTGTTGGTTGTGCTGCTGACATTTCTGCTTTAGCTTGTTCATACATAGGCATACCTGAGTAACCTTGTGTTCCATCTGCATAAGTAGTTGCTGTTGGCATCCCTTGCGCTGCTGTTAAAGTTCCGGGAGCTTGCAAGCCAAAGGCTTCTGCTGCACCTATATTCTGTTGCATTACTGCTGTCTGTGTTGGGTTAAAACCTGCTACATCAGGGCCATACCACGGCATGAACCCAATTTTTTGTACTTCTTCTGCTCTTGCAATGTTCCTAATCGAAGGGTCTCTAATCCAATCAGGTATTTCAGTTTCTGATGTTGTTGTTCCGCCTTTGCTACTCATTTAAAACTCCTTTGCTAAAACCATGTGCTGTTCTTCCCAACCTTGGTTCTTAAAAATCTTCTTCCACCCTTTTCGACCAACTAGAGTCATTCCGACACAGCCTTGGGCTTTAGCCCATTTTACAACATCTTCGTGCATATCCGTTATATGTTCAAGTTTTCCACCTGCTAGGAAGACATGTAGGACTTTTTTATTAGGATACACTACTATCTCAGTAACAGCGCATCCTTTTTCATTAGCCCACAGTTGCATTTTCCCACTAACCACACCTTCTGCAACATCAATAAAATTATGAGAATTGTTGTCTTTATTAAGTGCTCCTTGAATCCACTCTCTACATCTTAATAATTCGTCTTTTACGTTCATGGGTCTAGTTTAACCTTTACCCAAACGCCATTCTTCGAGACCACTATTGTTTGATACACCGTCCTCTGCTGCTGACTCTCCTGACGTTAAGTGCCGTAATTTATCAGTATTGGTAGTTATATAAGAAACAAGGCGCTCTCCCCAAGTCTTCCAATCACTACCCATAGGAGGAGGAGGGCTAATCATCTCTTACCGCCTGCTCTAGCTTCAATTCTCATAACACCTGAGCGCCAATTAGCATTTCCTACACCCTCTACCTTCATTCTAATCTGTCTTCCTGTGAATCTAACGTCTGTAGGATTTGTTAGTGTGTACGGACCATGTGTTGTCTCTGTATCGTTAGGATAGAATCTAGTCTTAAATGTAACACTGACCTCTCCCTGAGTCTGCTCATCAGGAATTAAGTTGTTTACTTTCATTACTGCATCACCATTACCTAAACTAATAGGGCCTGACTCAGCATAAGGCTTATCAGCTCCATGTGTGTGTCCTGTTTCATGGTTGTATAGATTTCCACTAGAGTCACACCAAATAGGGTTAGAAAATACACCTCTATCAACACAAGCTGTTCTGTCTAGCGCTCCTGTAGACCAATGTCCTTCCTTGTAGTCTAAAGATACATATCTATCATTCTCTATAGAAGAGCCTGAAGGGTAGAAGAACCATACCTCTCCATGCTGTGAATTATGAACTGCGTAGGCTTTACTAATTTGGTTTCTATTTATATCATCAAAAACATAGTCTAGTACATCACATTTAATCTCTGTAGCTACTGAACCGTTGAAAGTATAGAAGCCTTTATGACCCATCCAAAATGCGCCTTCATCTACAGCTACAATAGCTTTTCTTGCTGCAATACCACAAGCAGTTCCAACTCTTTCAAATCCATATACAAACGGTGGTCCTGAATATGATGCAATGTGTGCGTCTTGGTCTGTCAATATAAGAGTTCTACCCCTCATACGAATACCACACATAATCTGCCCTGAAGTCTGTAACTCGAAGTCACCTGCTTCATTTGTTGCTGCTGCAGTCCAAACGGTATTATTTTCTCTATCACACCATGCAACCTTTCTAGGGTTTCCACCTGCTCCTAATGCAAATACAAATCTTTCTTCTGTAACTAACATCGAGTTATTATTAATAGGTGCGTTAGTTACTGCTGTTGGTAATACTGAAGTATTTAACTGCCATTCGTATATCTTTCCGTCCTTACTCGAACAGGCTAGTAAGTATTCACCCCATGTGTCTAAAGACCATGTTGTTGCTTCTTGATAAACACCTGATGCTGTTGGTTCGCTTCCGTAATTTGTTGCTCCATAGAAGCCACCGCCATATCCTAAATTCTGTGCTGCATCTTCGTCACCCACTGATAATCCTGTTGGAGTAATATCTGATACAACGTGTGAAGGGCTAACGGAGTGTAACTTATTGTATGTTCCTGCTGATAAATAACTATCACTAGAATTGTCTAACCATGAAATCATTGCTCTAGGTGCAGAGGCAAATGCTGAGGTTTTCCTAGTAGTCCATCCGCCCACAGGACGCATAGAGCCATCATGCCATCTAACTAGACTAGCTTCACGCCATCTGTTAGAAGATTCAAAGTCTGTACCGTTTCTATGTACTCCGGGTGGTAATTGTAGTGGTATTAAACTCATGCTGCTTCTGTCCAATTAGTTGATGTTTCTGAAATAGTATCCCATGTATTTGTGTCATTAGATACAGCCGTCCATGTATTAGGGTCAACAGATACCGCTTCCCACTTCTCTCTAGCTATGATGAATGTAGGCGAGTTTGAAGACACCAAAGCATCTACATTTCTAATTCTTATAAAGTCTACGTCATTTATTAACGAATTAGCGGTTGTTGCTGCGCGCCCTCTATATATAAACTGCAATACCGCTGAAAGAGTTGTGGAGGCGGAAGCAATAGCCTCTCCTAGGTTAATTTTCTCTGCAGAAGCTGTTACTGCTGATGAGGCGCTTATTGAGGTGCTTACTAATCTAATTCTCACACAAGAGGCGGAAGAAGAGACAGAGGTTGCTGATACTATTGTCTGTAAGTCTGCTTCATCATATTCATGAAGTCCATACAAACCTGTACCGTAGGCAAACTTATCTGAACTCTCTAAAAAGAACTTTTCTGCATCCGCGGTAACTGTTGCGCTTGCACTAATGCTTGCTGTAGCAAATCTAATAGCGACACACTGAGCACTTGTAGAAGAACTAGAACTTACTGAGGCACTTCCGTCTTTAACTCTCACAGCGCTTGAGCTAACTGTAGAGGAAGGGCTAATTGATACAGTTACATATTTAATGCCTATCGCATTAGCAGTAATAGAAGAAGCTGCGGATATAGAAGCAGATACGGTTGAAATCTTAGATACTAATACCGATACCGAAGACTCTGCCGTTATGACTAATGGAAAACTGTCCTTATCAAAATTGTTTTCACCATAGTTTCCTGTGCCATAGGTGAATTTACCCGGTAGTACAAGATGATTTACACCGTACTTTCTTGAGTTATAACTTCCTTGGTCGTAAGCACCTAATGACATAGGTTATTCCGTTTAGTCTAGTGTAATATCTAAGTCGCCTGTCGGTACTCTAAACACATCGCCTGTATCAATAGACTTAGAAGAGGCTAGTGTAGCGTAAGCCATCAAGTTTCCACCTGTAACCGCATCGAATACACCAACATGAGACACTGTGCCCATCGAAGCCGTAGCTGTTGCATATTCCACCGCTGCAGTATTTGATGTTGTATTACCTGTTGTTGTAAATGCAACTGACTGACGTGCGTAGGCTGTGCCTGAAGTAGACACCTCTGTACCACCACCTGTTTCACCCGGTGCTGCTGTAAATAGAGCCAAATAGTGTGTAGATGGAGCTGTGTAAGGTATTTCTGTTTCTAAAAAATTAGTAAATGACATTGTTTTCTCCTTTTAAGACTAACCTAAGCCTCGTATTTTAAGTTTTAAGCCTGAACCGCTATATCTTGCATTTTCAGACGATTGATTTAATTGCGATACTGCTGCAGAATACATCTGAGCCCATATAGCCACCCTTTCATCTTCTCCTAGATACGGTGCTGAGTGTAATAACGCTCCATAGAGGTAAACATCAGGCGCTTCTAGTAAAAGCCAATTATCTTCATTACTTACACTTAGTGCTGTTGTTTTAGCATAGTACAGTAATTCTGTGTTTGTTGTAGAAGAAGGTGTTGGATATAACTGAAACTGTCCATCTGCGTGTGTGTAGTGTGTTGGTGTTCCTGTAGCATCTTCATTAGAGGCCCTCTTATCCGACATTACTGCTCTTGAGATAAGATTTATAGGCGAAGTCCCGTTGTCTGTTATGTGAAACCTAATAGTCTCCATCCAATCAGCAGGAACTTGTGAGTATTCATCTCCGGGGTCTTGTTGACCATTAGAGCGTGATTCCATCTTCCAATGACGAATATCTCTGTTAATCTGAGACTCTGATAGAGCAATAAAGTTATCTATAGCTGATGTCAGGTCATCCCTATTAAGGAAGTCTGCTACTGCTGTTTTTAGAGTTGTAAATGTATTTATAGCCATATTTTATATTCTCTTCTATTTTACTTTACGAGCACGTACAGGAATACTTCTTGAGTTCAACCGATTCCTGTTGCTTAGAATCTGACTGTTAGTAAAAATGTTTTCCCCTCGAATAGGGGCGCTTCTGTTTATTTTTCCTAAATCTTTGTTTAGATATTCTCCTGCTTTAGCTTTAGAACCTGAGTAATCTGTTCTTGTTTTTGAAGGCAGTTTTACTGTGTCTATTCCTGAAGTGTTGATAGGCTTGTTTGCTATTTTATTTAGGTTTGGTGTTCTAAAATAATTTCTAACTTTATCAGCGGTAGCTTTTACAAGTTTACTGCCAAACATTGCGACTCTCATTTGAGGTGTCATACTCAGCATCATGCCAATAGCATTAGATTCTTGTTGTGGCGATAGCGTCAGTGGTTCAATGCCGTAAGTCTCATCATATTCAATAGTAGGCTCTTGAACTTCACCCGTGTAAGGGTTAGGAAATCCCATTGAGTTATTAGGACCAATAGACTCTTGACCACCTATTGTGTTTGAAAAAGAGCCGATTCCGGGCATGTTGAAATTAAAATCAAACCCTCCGCCTACACCGATATTACTGCCTAAGTTATTACGACTTACAGGTTTTCCGTCTATCATCACAAAATTCTCGGGATAAACATCAATATTACCTCTACTTAGTGAGGCTTGGTCTCTAGCAGACATAGGTCCACTATTTATTCCCGGAAGTGCTGTCGGTAAAGGCTTGTGAAACGCTATATCTAAACCGTCCATAAAACTAGGGATAGGATTTCTAACAGGAGTTACTTGTTGTTTATTAAAATCAACAGGAGTTGTGCTAACTTTCTCCCAATGGAACTGACCCGGTGCTTTAGGCGTTCGGAAGTCTTCAGGGCTTAGATTGTGCAAATACCTATTGACATTCTGTTGTCTGTTTCTACTAAAATTTGCATCATATTGTTGTTGCTCTCTAAAGTCTCGCATTCCCTGAATAGAAGGAACGGGGCTCTCTACTCCTACCTCATTGTCACGCCAATTAGAGAAAGAGTCTTGTTTTTGATTAAAGTCAGGATTCCAAAAGCCACCTAATAGGCCACCTGTATTCGGTGAACTAAAAGTGCTAGGCCCTGTAGAGTCGCTTGATGAATCGTAGCTACCGTAATCAAAACCTATCTCATCAAAAGCATCTTCGTCAGTTGTTGAAGTGCTACTAAATTCCGCCATATATCGCTCCGTTAAATTTGTTTTTTGTCATTATAACACCTTTTGTTACAAAAGCCCCATCCCTTCGGGCTCTCCATATCCCATGTAATCTGTTGGAGATTCATGGAAATATAACTCAGGGAATTTTTTAAATAAAGACTTCCTCTCTGCCTCTGTACCATACGTATAAATCTTCTCTATTCCTTTGCTTCTTAGTAACTTTTCTGCTTCTTTAGCATGTTCAGGAATAATTGCGCCTTTAGCTTTACTAAAATCATAAATATCTTTTCTTTTAGCCTCGAAGTAATCTGTTGGTAAGTCTTCTGCTATGTCCTGTAGTTGGTTGGTTATGTCTTTTACTTTTGAAATCGACTCTTTATTCCATCCTGTCCAAGACAAGTCAGCGCCTTTTAGGGACTCCTCTATCATCTCTTCATATCTAAATGAAGGCATATATCCCTCATCTAGTTTAGCGCCCATTCTTTCTATATCGCTTAGAGCGTCATCATAGTGTCCTGTGAAGAAGGACTTAAAATCTTCCTCTCCTGATAGAGGGTCGAAAGAGTAATTATCAACAATTTCATCCCTACTCTTCTTAATAGCATTTAAGGTTTTAAATTGTTTGGCAGTTAATGCTCTTGCTTGTCCTGAGCCTACTAATCCTTCTGTACCCGGTATCCATGCTTTCTTAGCTTTCATAGCCTTATGAGCAGCTTCAGGTGTCCACTCTACCGTAGGTCTTTGTTTTCCTGTTGGTGTGAATTGCCCTTTAGGGTTTGGAATAGCGTGCCTAACATCTCCTAGATACTGCTCAGGAGTTATATGTGGTTCAGGAACATAGTGACCATCCATCTCTGCTTCTCTTCTCATTAAAGCAAAAGAGTCGAAGTCTGAAGTTTTGTACCCTAAATCTTCATAAACAGGAGTGACCGCTACCTTAGCCTCTAAACCACCGGGGGTAAGATTGTCAACTGTGTAATATCCGTAAAAATCAAGAGTTTCCTGCGGTATCCCTTCTTTCAGGGTTTTTAGGTCTGTATATTCTCTCCTAGAATTTGGCTGTCTTCCTGAATAAATATCAGAACTGTGAACATTAACATCACGACCCGGAGTTATATCTGAAGGGTCAACCAATATAGTAATTTCACCAAAGTTAGTCATTGGGTTGTTTACTTTAGAAATAGCAAATGAAGGCATAGGCATTCCTTTTATCTGCTTCAATAAAGAACTCTCTGTTAAATTGTGTTGAGCTATTAGGGGATTTGGGCCTGTGTAAAGAGGCTTACCAACGGGTGCTATATTAAACTTAGGCTCAGGAGTGATTCCAAACTTACCTGCAACCTTGTCTACTGTACTAGGGTCTGCAACTTTACCAAGAAGACCTTTACTTAATAATCCTACACCTGACAGTAAAGCTATTGCCTCTACAGGGTCTTCAGATAGAGCTTTTTTCCAACCATCCACAGAGCCATACTTCAATGAGACGGCTTGACCTACTGATGAAGCCATGTCCTTATCAACCTGATTCCAAGCTAATGTATCAGGTACTAAGTGTTGTAAAGCTCCTGAAGCTAAGTTAATAGCTGCTGCTCCTGTCTCAATAGGCTTAATAGCCATATCTAGCACACCCTTAAATTCCTTAGCTACACTCGAACCAAAGTTAGGGTTCATTTGATTAACTACAGGTTGATTTTTGTCAAAAGGTATAGTTGATTCACTAACACGAGATAAATTTCTATAAGCGTCAATTGCAGGACCGCCAACAGTTCCTTTAACAGCATCACCTAAAAAGTTTCCGAACCTTTTGTTTAGTCTAGCCATCTTGTTATCAAACGTATCTGCGACTCTTACTTCGTTTTTAAATGCAAGAGGTTTAGTAACATCTATAGGGTCTAATGTAGGAACATCGTTCCTTATGTTGGCTCTTTGAGAGTTTAGGAAAGATACTTTTTCTTCTAGTGTAGTAGGTATTCCACCCATCAGTCCAACTTGGTTGGGTTCTACATTAGGCGCTCCCATTAGGTTAGTTAAGCCACCTGAGTCACCATAGTTATTAAGTTTGTTTGTTTGGAATGAGTCGGTTGATGTGGGTGCGTTCCACATGCTTTGTCCACCACCCCATGTAAAGTCATTACTTGGCGTGTCATCAGTATGGACGTTAGCATAATCTTCTGCATCGAAATAGTCGGAACTCCACCAATCGTCATCTGAAACTAACCCACCAAATTCTTCTGCCATTAAAATCCGCCTATAGCGTTTTGGTACGCTGTTATGTTTTTAACGTACTGATTAAATCTTTCTAGGATGTATGATGTTTTCTCAGGACCGAGTTGTGAGCCTGCTTTGTCAATAATCATTGCTCTAGTGTTATCAACCATGTCTTGTGTGATTCTGTCAGGGTCGCTATACATTCTCATGTGTTCGCCTATCTTAGAATGTGCCATACTGTTCACAGGGTTAAAGCCCATGAATCCGCCATCGAACTCTTTATCGATAACACCATGAAAGAACTGATTGACACCTTGTAGACCTACATTAACATTATTGCGTAGTGCTTCATAATCAACAGATTCCTCTTCCACAGGTGCTTCTACAATTTCTTCTACTACAGGAGCTGCTGCAGGAGTTAGTAGTGTTTCAGGGATTTCTTCTGTTATCTCATCTAGGACAATAGATTCTAGGTCTTCTTCTAAGAGGCCACTAGGTTCTGTTGGAGTTATGTCTAAGAATGTGCTTAGGTCTTCATCTACAACAAAACCCTCAGTAGAGGGCATTTCAATAGAAGGACCTGTGTTATTCCAATTGTATTGTGCATTATGAAATAGTAACCCTGTTTGTGGGTCTAGCCATGATTCTTTATCTGTCTGTCCGTCTAACAATCCCATCATACTACACCTCTAATGTTCCTTTTCAACGGTTTGCCCCATGATTCAGTCATAGGTCTATAGCCTATAGCAAGGTAACGGAAAGCGTCCGCACCGTGTGAACTCCAATCGTGCCTAGGGCGAGACCGCCACGTTTTACCGTTTTCATCGTAATCACGACTGTAGTTTATCAGACAATCTATGCCTTTTTCGCATTTCTTCTTATCGAAGAAGCAGCGGTCTAATAGTGAACGAACCTGTTGAATACCATCGTCTACCATCAGCATAGGAGCTATCTCTACATTCCTAATGCCTAAACTATCTAATGTCTCTAGTCTTGACTTACCTGTACCTAACTCTCTGACTCTAACGTCATGTGGAAGAATGTGTTGGTCATAGATAAACCCCTTGTCTTGTAATATCCTTACATAGTGGTCTAAACCTACACCTGAGGCTTCATAGTAATCAATGATGTGTACTTCTGTACCGATATATTGTGCAAACCAAATAGCTGTTGAATCGCCTACGCCTAAATCCCATGCCGTTATTACAG